GGGTGATTGGCGATAACCGGCAGGCCGTTACAGCGCTGCAGGAATTCATCGTTGAGATAAATTTTCGGATCCCGCCACACGTGTTCTTTGAGGCCGGTCCGGTAAGCCAGGCCGGTGCCGGTGATGCGCAGGTTTACCAGCCACATATTGGAAAATTTAACCGGCGATGGCGTGGTGCCGTCCCGTATCCGCTGTGCCAGCTCAAGCTCTGTTAAATTCACGTTTTCCCTTCTCCGTTAAAAACTCATCCGGCAGCTGCTGTGGCGCGTAAACCGGCATCACCTGGCAGCTGCAAAAAACCTCCTCGCCCGCGGCGGTAATTTCGTCGTAAAAACCGTGGACAGGCTTTATCAGCCCCTGCTCCAGGGCCCAGGAATCCCTGACCAGATAAGTCAGCTCATCGCGTTCTTTGTGGTCCTTACGGTACTGATAACCCGGTCGACGCCAGTTTGAATGCCAGCGAAACGCGATGGCGCCGCCCTGTATGGCGACCAGGTATTTCACGTTGCTGGCCAGCTTGTGGCCCTGATCAATCGCCACCCGACGGCTGATGAAATCGAGGTCACTGACCGACTTCTGCATTTCAGCTTTACGGGCGCGTTTGTCAGTCTCACTCACCCCGTCTGGCGGGATGGATGACACCCAGCCCTGAAAGCGCTGCACCGTGCGCTCAATGGCCTGTTCCCGGTTCAGCTTTATCAGGTTCGCACTGGCGAATATGCGCCGGTCCAGCTCCTTACGAAGCCCTGGCCTGATTTTATCGAGGGTTATTTTCGTGGGGCCGTCTGGCGGCTGGTCCCGTAGTGCGCCACCGTCAAGAACGAGGCGGCGATAGATGGCGGTGAGGTGTTTTCGGGCTACGGTATCATCTGGCGCTTCCCGCTGCGCTGCTACGCGCAGGCGACGGCTCCAGCTCAGTAGTGACTTTTCACTGTCCCAGCCCGACTCAACATAGTGGTTGATCGCAGCGGTCAGAACCTCATACAGGCTCTGCGGCTTCCTCTTTTTCACCGCCCGGCTGGATGACTTCATTCTGTCGCTCCGGTGGCGTTGGTGGCGTGTAGTTAGCGAGCGAATCCACGTTGATGATGAGTGGCATATCGCCGTAGGTCTGCGTACTGCTGACAATGGAGGCCAGCCATTCAGCCAGCACCGCTCTGTTTTCCGGGTCCAGCGTCGGTGACATGCCCGAATAGAGTGCTGTGGCCTGCTGGATCACCTTACTGTCGGACTCCCGCCGTTTATCCGGCGACTCCTCCACCAGCTCCTGCCACTTCGCGCTGAATTCACGCCGCCACTGGTAAAAGGTGGTTTTATAGTCCTCGGTGATGATGTCCGGATAGTCGCCCTTCAGTGCGTTGAAAAAATCCTCGTTCCAGGCGATGTACTGGACCAGCTTTTCGAAATAGTCCATCACCGGCTCAATCTGCTGGCGCACCCCATCAATGTACTGGCTGATTGCCTTTGAATCTTCCGCGCCGTCGCTCCAGCCTTTAGAGAACGCCTCCTCTTTAATGAGGATGGCCGGAACGTCGCTGCCGGAAGCAATATCCGAGATGATGTTGTCCCGCGCAGCATTCAGCGCCCCATCGATGTTTTGCAGGTTCAGCGACTCGATGCTGTCCTTTTCGCCGATGCTGATCACCCCACCGGTGCGGGCGATTTTGACCATCGCCCGTTTTGCGGATGACGCCATTTGTTTGATCCCATTCATGAGGGAACCATTCTGAACCGTCTTTGCCACCAGCACGCCTGCCTTCTGGCTGACCAGGTCGTTGGCCTCCATTGTCCCGATATAGGATTTCATGGGGTACAGGACGCGCTGGAATACGCTTCTGCCGGTAAAACCAAACGTCGAGTTCTGAAATTTCAGGTAGATGGGTGTGCCGTGAAATATTTTCAGCGTCCGAGAGGGGTGCCAGCTTTTGCCCGAAATTTTGAGCGTATTGTTAGGTTTCTGAAAATAGCGGCTGTTGGGATTCTGGTCAGTCACCATCGAACCCGCCGTATTAAGCGGATCCCAGACGTTGATATAAACGTCCTCCTCCTGCAGGCCAAACTGCGTCAGCGGCTGGCTGCAGGGATGATTGCCTGTACCGACGCCAATGGCCGCCGCCCCGTAACAGCGCGATATAAAGAAGAAGTTTTTAATGTGCTCGTTAATGTTCATCCTTTCCCACGTTTCACTGAACTGTCTGACGACACGCTCATCGGGATCGGTTTCAACGTTATACTGGCGGGGTTTGCACATCGCCATGTTGATGGGCTTCTCCACCAGCTTCCCGCCGAGCGGGTGAAATTGCCAGAGTAACTTGCACAGGTCATAACCCGCATCGTCTCCGGGCTTAATTTCATCACCCTGGAGAATTTCGGCCAGCCCGGCCCCCATATTGCTGTTGAGCTGAATTTCTGCCATTACAGAAGTCCCTGTTTACAGTGCCTCGTAGTTCCCGAACGCGATGATCAGGCCGTACGTGTAGCAGTCGAAAAGATCATCAGCGCGTTTATGCGCTTTCGGGTCGGCCAGATGGAAACCGGCAATCTGGCGCCAGAGGTGGTTAGCGGTCTTTTTCTTGAACTCGACCGTTTTATCGAAAGCGGGTCTGGCAATTTTCGCCTTTTCCTGCCAGTGGTGACCGGACGCCAGAACTGCCCTTTCGTCTTTCCCCTTGGACGTCAATACCGATTTAATGGGCTTCATATCCCATTCTTCGGTTTCGGCTTTCTGATTAAGGATGGCGCCCATTGCAGCATCCTCCATGAAAACACCCTGGCTCCCATGACGGGGGCGGCAAATCTTCGCCAGCCGTTCGAGGTTGTCGTAAACACCCGGCATGTATTCCGGGAGCAAAGACGCTTTAATCTGCGTCACATCCCAGTCAATGATGGTCAGCCGCGGCTCTGAGTAGGTTTCTTCATAAGCGAAGTAAACGAACCCGGTACCGTCGTTTTCGGTACCGCCTTTCAGCGCAGTATCGGCCACAGCGAAAATCATGTCGCAGGTGGTAGGCATCTCAACAGGCAGGCCATCCACCAGCAGCTTATTAACGTCCAGCAACGCCTCTTTCGACCAATCAATAAATTTGGCCAGAAACTCCTGTTGCCATACGCGGGGATCTGTCGTTCTCTCTATCTCCGCCAGTTCATCTGCAGGAAGATGGGGATTTGATGAAGATGGCGCGTGATGTTCATGAAATCCGTGTGCCGGGTCATTACAAATGGCGTAGAAAAAGTTCTGATCGTTAATGCCGTCAGGAGTGGAAAATACCCAGGCGCGGCCACGATAATCCACCAGCGTTGGCTTGATAGCGCGGGGCCAGATTTCTTCCAGCATTTCCGGTGATTTGGTAAATGCTGCTTCGTCGATCAGCACGCAATGGTATTTACGTCCACGCCCCGCCAGTTTGTTATCGTCTGTAACCCAGAAGTCTATCTTGCCGCCATTCTTCAGCAGGATTCGCTTTTCACTGCGTGACTGCGTTTTAATCAGCGGCTTAAGGTATTCAACCAGTTCATCAAAGATTTCCTGATATTGCCGATATTGCGCGGTAAAGATCCCCACGCGCCCGGCTATCGACCTCTTTGTTCCCGGTATGACGAATTTATTGGTGACATAGCTCACGGCTATATCCACCAGCATCACGGTTTTGCCCCAGCGACGTCCGCAGCGAATAGCGTTGTACCGGTGCTCAGAACCTTCCGTCCAGACACGAAGTTGCTCGGAATGTAATTCCGGTAAGAAAATTTCCGCCACGATACACCCTGATTATTCAGCGCCTGGTGGCTTCAGCGAATTGTGAATAATGATCTGCTCGTTACCGTTCGCCCCATTGCGGAGGTTTTCGATTTCGGCTTTGATTTTTTCGTTGCTCAGGCGGACACGTTCGATTTCAAGCAACCGAAGTTCTCTTTCCTGCTCGCTGGAGGCCAGATTGTGGAAAGCTGCGAGGTTTTTCAGGGCAGCATCCTGATCACGCGTTATCACCTCAATACCGAATTTGGTCTGCTTCACCCCGGCAATCAGACGTCGCGCCGGACCGATAACGTCCCTGGTATCCATCAGATGAACATCAGGAATGCCCTCACCGGCACATTTAGGGCAGTCAGGGTTCGGATCGTCATTCTGAACAAACCCCAATCCCCCGTATTCAGGCTGCGGCTTACTCTCCTTCGACGCTTTCTCGGCCGCTTTATCGAACTCCTCAATGTCCCGCCACTGATAGAGGAAGTTTTCACCCCAGCAGTGACGGCAACAGACACGACGCAGCTGAGATATTTCACCCGGGTCTGCGATTGCTATTTCATGCCAGTGCCTGAGGATTTCCTGAGCGCTTAATATCGCCTGCTCACTCAGCTGTCCAATGCCCTGGTTAATAGCACGCGCAACAGCGGGCTTTCGATAGAGCATCCTTGCGGCTCGATTTCCGCCTGTATATCCCGCTTCACGGTAAGCTGTATATTTGTCACGGCATTCGAGATATCGGGCGACAAACACCTGCTCACTCTCAGAGAGATCTGCGCAAAAACCGGAAGTTTTTGGATCCCGCTTTGCGCAATTTTTTACTGCCTTCGCCTTTCCCTTTCCCTTTCCCTTTCCCTGTGCTGCCGGGGCTTTATCAGGATTTTGCGCAACTATCTGCGCAGTTTTTTTTTGCGCATTTTGCGCAGATGGCTTTTTTATGTAGCGACGCGCTGATGCATAATTCAGCCCCTGCGCCTCACACCAGTCTTTCGGGGAGATACCGGTTTTTGCATGTGCGGACAGGAACCGTTGCTGAAGTTCGCCCCAGTCCGGCTTTGCCATACAGAACAATCCTCTGGTTCGGAAAATATGCTGCCGGGGATAATGGATACCGATACCAGCTGAAACAGAATATCTGACCTGTTCAGGTGGCTGGCCAGCAGCACATTACAGAATTTTATAAATTGCCGGTCTTTCCCGGCCGTCCGTCTGAACCCGACACCCTTTTTACTCGCGGAGCATAGGCGGTTGCCGTCACAGACTGCGGATGTTATTTGCCCCACCGCCCGCCGGGGTTGTCGTAATCTTCATCGGGCGCACTGCATGAATGCGCCCTGTGCTGATTACTCAGCGGTTTCTTCACCGCCATGCTTGTACTGCAGGTTGTCGGCGTAGGCCTGAAACCTCAGCGGTAAAGTCTGCCTTCGCGTCAGCGGCTACCTGCTCCGCAAGCGCTTTAGCCACCACGCCTGACTCGTCGCTGAACGCGGCGGCCACCTTATCGAAGTTGTCACCCAGTGACGCTTTTACCGAGTCTTCGTCGACCAGGGTGAGGTGACTGACGAACTCGGTTACCGCACCGGTGATTTCATCATCAGATGGCGCAGTGTAGGTCTGCTCGACGATCGCACTGATAACGGCGGCGCTGCGAAGGGTGACGAGGGCTTTTTTCTGGATGTTGCTTGCCTGAATAGACATGATCTTATCCTTATGGAATAGAGAGATTAGGCGTTTCAGCCAGTGAATGAGGCGCATTGTTGACCCCGCACTGAGGGCACAAAAAAGCCCCACATAAGTGAGGCTCTGTTATTTAAGGCATTCGGTCTGCACGTACTCCTGCAGATACTTCAGCTTTTCCCGATCGCGGATGATGCCGGCGCGGATGTCGAGAACGTTTCGTCGAGAATCTCCAGCGAGTTCGACGGCGGTTCCATCGCCCAGGCGGCCGGTTGCTGACGCTGAGCCGGTACCGGGCACGGGGCATTTTGCGTGGACGTACATGCGGCGAGTACCAGCGGCAAGCTGGCGGCGAAGAGCATCATTCTGAGATTCGGCAGCACTGAGCGCCTCCGTGTGGGTTTT